CTCGTGCGCGGAAACCTGCCTCTTATCTCCTTGTAAGAGATTACTTTGCAGGGGGGTGGTTGTTTGGTTTTTATTGTATAGTTTGCAATCAGAACGTGCCCAAATGTTTCCGAAAGCTCTTTCGGTGCTTGAACACTGAGCTGCGGCTAACTCCGTAAATCTCAACGGCTTCGGTCGGCTTTAATCGCTTCAGCTCTACGGCTATGGCTGCCAATCTGATTTGTGATTTTTGGCAACTAGAGCCACCGGCTAGGATATAGTTAATGATTTCCAAAAGCGCCGCGCTGCATTGGCTGGCGCAGTCTGGCGCCTGTGGCTCTTCGTGGTCGTCGTATGTGTGCGGCTCTAGCATTCAATGGTTGCAATTCTTTGGTGCAATAATCATTAAAATTAGTTGGCTTTGTTGCTTATAGAATAGCGTTTATCCTGTTGTTAGCTAATTGAAAATATTCATCATCAATTTCAATTCCTATAAAGTTTCGGTTTGTGTTTTTGCAAGCAATGCCCGTGGTTCCTGAACCCATTGCAAAATCAAGAACAGTATCGTCGACGTTGGTGTAAGTGTTTATAAGATATTCCATTAACGATACCGGTTTTTGCGTTGGGTGAATTTTGCCTTTGTTGGGTTCCCATTTGCCAGATATTATGCTTGTGGGATTTTTGTGAGTGTATATGTATTGTGTGCCACTGTTGTGCCCTACTTGGTTGCTGGACTCCTTTTTGCTGTAGTTTTTTATTTTGACCGGCTTTTCCCTTTCTGTCATTTGTGGAAAATATCTAATCTTGCCTTTGCCAAAAACAACAACGTCTTCATGCTGCATCATCGGCCTATACCTTGCGCATTGAAAACCGCGCGGAATGTGCTTGTCCCACACCCAGCAGTATTTGAACATGCTGTAGTTGCTGGCAATAAGTTTTGTTGTAAATGGTTGGCTTGCTGTGATAACTATTGCAGCGCTTTTCTTTGTTATTCTATTCAAGTGCTGCCACATAGGTTCAAAGGCTATGATTGCGTCCCATTTGCAAGCTGTAATGCCATATGGCACATCGCATAAAACCATGTCAACGCTTGCGTCTGTTATGTAATGCATCATTTCCAAGCAATCGCCGTGCATTAGTTTAATTTGGTCTTTGCTCATGTTTTTTATTTCTAGCATGGGTTTTTGGTGGCTTGCTGTGCCCATTGTTTGCATAGTTGGTGCATCCCATCATTGTCGATTTCTTCGATATATTTCTCTGAAGGTTTCCCATTTTTTTTGCTAATAATGCGCAAACATGTGACTTCACCGCGCTGGTCATGGCCTGCTACGAAAACCGTGAATATACCAGTTTTTACCAATGCCCTAAATTGCCGCATCTGCCCTTTTGGGATTTGATTATATTTTACCAGCCCTTCAGATTTGAATTCTAAACGCAAAAAGTGCCCGCCAATTTCCACTTCACCGTCGCAATCGCTTGGCAAAATGTTGCGCGGAAAGGCGCCTTTTAGCCAGTGAAACATTTGCAGGCCTCTGCTTTGCATCCATTTTACTGGGTCGCGTATTCCGCTTTCATATGCTGAATCTAAAAAGTCTTGGATTTCCATCATATTATAGCTTGTGCAACTCGTTGCGCTGCTTCTATTAATTCATTCATGGTTCCGTTGTTGTAAATGTTTTGATTTGCCACTATTTGCGGAACCATTGTCTCGCTGACGTGTTGGCTTGCTGTTGTTTCAATGTTGTTTTCACGTTGAAGTTTTATTACATAACCTCCCATGCGCATGATAAAGTCGGCCTCAAATGGGAATCTTAAATCGTCGATAATAACGTGTTCTGTCCTGCTATCTATGCGCGGCTTGTGCTTAAACTCCACCATATTAAGCCAATAATTGCGCCCATAAAGTTGCTTCATAGTTTCGCCAATGGCTTGGTAAAGTGGCCTTATTTTTTCTTTATCTGCCGCATCGTTTCCATTCCTTGGCGCCGTTATGCCGTGCGCAAGCTCCTTAATTGGCGCTGCTAGGCTGTCAATTACGCTGTTTGGTAGTGCCTTGGATAAGTGACGTGCAAACGTGCTTTTGCCAGCTCGCATTTGTCCAGTGATTCCAATAATCATAGTATGTCTGTTTTTGGTTCGTTATATGTTGAGAATCTCCCGTTCCACTTTGTCCAATTAAGGCCAACTTTGCCAGTTCTGCCGTGCCTGTTTTTGCGAACAAGTAATTGTGTCAACTGCTCCTCGTTTGGGTCCATGTGCAGAAAACTCACGGTGTCGCTGTCCTGCTCAATGCTGCCGCTTTCGCGCAAATCCGAAAGGCGAGGCTCCCCGCTTCGCTCCTCTATGCTGCGGTTCATCTGGCAAAGCACAAGAAAAGGCACTTTTGTCTCAAGCGCTGCCTTTTTTAGCGCCTGCGATATTTCGCCAACTTCGCGCACGCGGTCCTTGCCTCTGTATGCTGGCGGTATCAGTCCCAGATAATCGACGACAAAAAGTTCTGCGTTGCGCTCACGCGCGTGGGTGCGTGCTTGGCTTCGCAGTTGAGTTATGTTGGTATCAACCTGGTCCTCTATTACAATTCTGCTCTGAGCGATGGCTTTTGTGCTTTCAATTATTTTTGCCGTGTTGCCCTGTCCCGTCTCCATATAGTGCCCCAAATCCTCCCCGCTATGGTTGGCCACCATTCGACTAATCACCTGCTCAAAAGGCATTTCGTAGCTCCAATAGACCACCTGCTTGCCTTGCATAGCGGCATTGAGCGCTAACTGGCAAGCAAGCGCTGTTTTGCCGCATCCTGGGCGCGCTGCCAGCGTGTTCATGCTTCCAGGCTTAAAACCTCGCAGGATGTCGTCAACCGCATCCATGCCCGTTCTAATGCCCGTTGATGGCAATCCGTTTGGGTAAGCTGTTTCGAGCAATTCCACGAAGTCCCGCCAGCGCTTTTTTTGGTCGCTCGCTTTGCCGCTATGGCCCGCAGTTATCTCGAAAAAGTCGCTTTCTAGCTTCGCCAATAGCGCCTTAGTGTCTGTTTCTGGGTCGCTCACCGCATGTAGCGCGTCATAATATCGTTGGTAAATCATTCGGCGCGTGGCAGTGTCTTGCAGCTCTGGAAGCCAAAAGCCAAGATTACTTGCCGTTGGCGCCTTCTCGATTGCCTCATAAAGCCAGAGGCCAAGCTTTGGCGCTTTCGCGCTAACGTTAACCTCGTTGATGTCTGAGCCAGCCTCCACCAAATCGGCCATAATGCGCCATGCCTCCAAAGCATTTAGCCCATAAAAATGGCGCTCTGAAACCCCCGCCGCAACTGCGTCCGAATATGCTCCCAAAATACAGCAACCAATTAGCCCCTTTTCGGCGCGGTCGCTGAAGGGAATCTCGGCAGGCATTATTAAATTGTTCATGCCCATTTTTCGGCCTTTCTGGTTGCAGGCCGGCGGCCTCTTAAATGCTCCATTCCTCCGAAAATCAGTGACAAAACATTGTCCTTGCCTTGAATGCCCTCAGAATCCTTTGTAACGGTAGCTTCTACTGACTCCGCTGTGTTCATACTGCTTCGGGCCTCTGATGCCTCCTTGGTGGCATTCTGTGCGTTTATGGCGGCACGTACGGCCGCTGCGCTATGCTCCGAAACCTCTTTACCTTGAAAAGCAGCATTTTCTGTTGCATTGGCGATGTTGGTGGCTTTGTTTGGCTCTGTTTGCATTGGTTGCTCCCCTATAGCTGTACTATAGCTAAATAAGTTATTACTTTGTGGCGCCATTTGGCGCCATGTCTCCCGTTTGGGCGCATCAAGGCGAATACCAAGTTGGTCGGCTAATTTATAGCATTTTGTGGCGCGTTTATTGGCGCCATTTGGCGCCAGCACTAGCCACTGGTGTGCTACTAATTCGCGCAGGATTTTGCCCACGTCGTGGCGTTCTACGTGGATGCATTTTGCAATTGTGGCCTGCGATGCGTAGCACTGCCCGCGCCGCGCTACATAGCATAAAACAGCGATGTGGCGCGCGGTAAATCCCTGCTCAAATATCCATGCAGGGATGAATGGTGTTTTTATTTTCTCCATGTGCCCTCCTTAATAGCAGCTTTCCTTATAACGCTGTATGCATTGAGGCACTCTCGGCAGTGGTATTGTCTGCCGTCTGGAGCTAGCTTGTTGCGTGCAAACTCATCCTCTGGCTTTATCTGACCGCACCCTCCGCAGTGTTTGTGTTTCATACTTTCCCCTCCATGATTTCTTTACAGAGTTCCTGCATGGCGTCATATGCCAGTTGCATCAGTTCGTGCCCATCATCCACCATCTTGGTCTTGGCTCTTGCAACTCCACCAGCTCCTCGGCGGTCGGGATTGGGAGCCACTCACCTTTCATGCTCTCTAAACGTATCCTGTCACTTACCCCGAAAGTGACAAAGTTCTCAGCTTTTGTTAAGTATACCACTGTCCACGCATCCCCGTCTTTCTCGCGCCAGTAATACGGACCTGATTTGGTTGGCAAATCACTCATCAGTCGTCTCCTGTTTTTTAACATCATCCATTATTGATGAAGTAAATTCGTGGAGTTTTTCACTTAATTCATAAAGCGAAGCAGTGATTGATGTGTTATTATAATCAAATGTCTGAGACATGATACACGAAGATATAAGTTCTGGGTGCCGTTTTGCATACCCATTGCCTAGTCGTTTATCTATATCAACGATAGCTCGGGCGAGATATGTGTCCATTGTATCTCCTGCTTGGAATACAGCATTCGTATCACTAATTGTTGGTTTTTCCATTTAGTTCCTTTCTCAAGATGTCACTTCATCATCATCGATGCATCTAGTTTCTAAGTTTTGTTTATTTTTTTCAGCTTTTCTTTTAATTCTGGACAATTGCGCATTTTTAAGCCTTCCAACAAGCTCCGCGCAACTCCTGCGCCAATGCGTTTTTGCGACATTTCAAGCGCGTATTTTTCAAAGTCTGCCGCGTCATCCTTAATCAGAGGCGGTGCGAAGCAGTTGGGCAAATCATCGGGCGTTCCGGATTTGATAGATTTGACCAAAAACTTGCGCACCACCTCTTGCATTAGAGGCTGAAGTTTGTGCCAGTGTTGCCGTTCAAAACGCTTCAATAAAGACTAAGCGTCATTGGTTTGTCGGGTGTGTAATCTGGCCATGTGTCGGTGTCAATGCACGTCAAAAGCCTGTCCATTCCTTCGGTTACTTCCTTGCCAGCAGCGAAAACCGTGTCAGCATCAAACTCATAAGACGAGGACAAAAAGTCCCCGCCAGTTTCGACTACCAACCAAATCCAGCGCTTGATTGGCAGCCCTTCGTGACGCGCTAAATGACAGTAATTCCACTGCTGCCAGTGGTATTTTAAATCGCGGCATTGCCTTGCAAACTTGCGCGGATGGGCGCCACCTGGCGCAATGGTTTTGATGTCATAAACGGTTTCTGTTTTGGGGTCGTAGCCGTCAATGCGGCATTTGCTGCTAATTGGCCAGGCGCGTTTGCTAAAAACGCTGACCTCGTTTTGCCAGTCGCCAATTTTGTCAGTTCCTGGCAGCCTGAAAAATGCCGCTGCCATCGTTTTCAGTTTATTGAACTCTGGCTCGCGGATTGTGTTTTCATTGCCGTAACTAGCCCACCATTCTTTGCCTGCCTTGGTGCGTTTGTTAGAAAACTCGTCAGGGCAAACAGTCACTGTTTTTGCGAAAACATCAGGCTCAAGAATGTAAGTGTGAAACAGCGTGCCCAGCTTCATGGATTCACTGCGCTCCATAGCCGTGACACCTGTCGCACGCTGCCAAAATCGGCGCGGGTTTTCGATAAGTTTTAACTCGCTGGTCGATAGCGCAGGCTGGGCGCGGTAATCGCGTTCGTCCATGTTTTGGTGGACGCCGACAAGGTCGCAGTTGAAACTAAAACGGGATGCTATCGGTTTCATCGTCGGCGCTTTCTAAGTTAGCTTTTGCGGCTTTGTATTCAAGAGATGTGGCTACGCGCTCGCGGTGCCAGTCCAACAGTTTATCCCAATTTACTGTTGGGTTGCATGGGTCGAAACTCCACGGCTCCAAGTCAGTCTTTGGCACTGTAACGCCATCTGGAAGACTGGAAACGCTGCCAACACTGGCGCCCGTTTCGCCGTTTGCGCGTTCGTAGTGTGTGATGGTGACAAGCGCTTCTTTGCCCAGCATTTGAAGCGGGTCAAAATTGGCTAGTTCCTGCTCTGTTGGAGCGAGCCAAGCATCCACCACTTTGCGCAGTGTGCTTTTGCTGTTTAGGCTTGCGGCGAATTTCTTAGAAATGTGCATCGGCTTTTGCTCGCCTTCGATTTCGATGGTGCATTTTGGCAACGCCCACGTGACATTGAGCATCCGCCGCATTTTGGTTTCGCCTTTATAGGTTTCCTCTCCGGTTCCCAAGTCCACAATGCTAATGCAACGCGCCACATGAGTTCCTTTTGGTGTGAGTTTACGTGATGAATTGGTTGGTTTGTCTGTTATGCTATTCATAGTTTATTTGTTGTTTTGTTGTGTCATTTTTCTGATTCGCAGCGCTTCCAAGTCTGCGCACTGCAAAATTTCTATCAGGTCATTAAGTGGAAGGATTGCATACCACGGCGCGTTATTTTTTCGCCAAGCAATGACAGGAATCTCTTCCTCTTTGGCGCCGCCTTTTGCTTGCGCAATCCAATCGTGCAGGCTGACTTTTTCGGTGCGCTTCACTTCCCAGTGTATTGGCAGCGCTTTACATTCAACATCTGCGGCTCCGTGGTTTTGTTGGCTTTGCATAAATCCAGTGCGCCGCGCTTCCCATCCACCTTGATGCGTCAGTATTTGCGCAATTTCGCGCTCCCCGCACTTGCCTTTGTTTTTACTGTTCACGTTTTTTATTTATTGCGTTACGTGCAAATCTTCGGCGCGCTTCCTCGCCGCTGTAGTCTCCTCGGCTGGATAAAAACGCATCACAAGCGCGGTTTATTCCTGCCATGGAAATATGCGTCCAATCGTCGTGCGTCTCGAAATCCCAGTCTGGTTGTGGTTGGTTTACTTTCATTTTTAAGTGGGGCGGCGGTCTGTATCCAACGCGCCGCCGCCCCTGTCGTAGTTTGCACTGCCCGCAGGGTCGAATTTCAGACAATGCTATTTATTGTTGTTTTGTTTTCGGTCCAGCACTCGCTGGGCGAAATTGCGCCGCCGGTGGGATTTCGAGATGCAGGAAACACGGTGGGATTTTGTAGTGTTTGTGGAGTTGTGGCGGCTTAAATTTGTTTCAGCTTGTATTTTATCCAATCGGTGAGCGTCATACCCATTGCTCTGGCCATGCTCCACCAGTGCTTTTTGTCACTGGTTGTGCAGCGAATTTGAACGTGGTTGTCTAATGGCGCAGCTCCTTTAAGCGCGTTTTTATTTGCCGATTTCATCCAATGTAATGCGACCGTTTTCGATGTCTTCAATTAGTTCTAGCCTGGCCAATTTTAAGCAATTTTCGCACGGGTTGATGTCTGTCCCATTAAAGCAGTCAACTTTTGCTACCGTCAATTTGCTTCCGCAAGCGTTGCAAAATATGTTCATTTCAGTTTGTAAAATTTATGTTTTCCAACAATAGCAACAGGCTTTTTGCCGCGTGCCCAGTAGGGCGGTTTGATGTAGTCGGCAAAATAGTGGTCTGCATTGCCAATTTTGGCGCGGTTCATTCTTGTTATGTTGCGCTCAAGGTAAAGTGCCCAGGGCGCCATTGTGCTGTTGTATAAATGGGCAAGGTCAGATTCCGTTTTGCCGTTCCAGCATGAAAACTGCCACTTCTGAAGGCAAACGGCTTCCGCGCTGATGTTGCGGTTAATGGCTCTTTGATTAATCACCGCTGCAACCGCTGCCATGCCGTCCTGGCCTTCACCCCGCGCTTCGGCAAGTAGCGTGAGAGCTACAATGCCGGCGCGAAGGGGCGCGGTTGTTAGTAGTAGCAATAATAGGTGTTTCATGCTTGGATGTAATAGCTGAGGTTGCTGTAGCTGTTGCTGTTATAATTTGGATACTCTAGTGTGTAACCACTGCCAAACCTGCCAGTGTAGCCGCTAATAATCCCGTCCGATTTGCGGCTTATGTAGCCACGCGTCAAACTGGTATGGTGTAAAGTGTAGCGGGCGCTGTGTTTTAAATCGCTGGGCGTTTGAATAAAGCACTTCAGTTTGTTGGCTACATCTGCAAGGTTTTTACCGGTCCACAATGCGCGTGATGGTTTGCCCTTGTCGTCAGCGCTGGCGTATATGCGCACAGTGTCAAGATATTTGCCGCTCATGCGGCTGTTGGTTTGGGTTAATACCATGCCGTGTTCTGCGGCTAGGGTTTTAAGTTCGTTGATTTTGCTAATGAGTTGCTTATTTAAATAGTTCATATGGTTTTTACGTTTGTTTGTTTACGTTGCTGTCAACGGATGCAATATCTCATACGCATTTTCGTTTGTCAATACAAACAAGCAAGTTTTTTTGACTTATTTTTTTGCTCTATGAAATCACCATTTTTTGAGAGGGCACCCAAGCGCGGCCAAAGCGCTCTTAAACGCCAAAACGCAGCCACATTGGCGGCAGCGTTCGTGGTTTGTGTTAGCGCTTTCAATGTGTTTGCAATCGCGGCAAATGGCTAACCGGCGTTCGCGCTCCTCTTTGCTAGCTGTTTTGAGGCCTTTGGTCGCCAAAGTTTTGGCGCTTTCAATCAGGTTTTTAGCCATTGCGGAAAAGCCTGGCATTTCACCAGGTTTGCGATTTTTGAAACCTATCCGCTGTCGGCGTAGTTTAGCGCGGCGTGTCATAGACGCCTGTTGCCCCTGCTCTTCCATCATGTATGGTTGTGGTATGCGCGTTGATTGTCGCGGTTGTTGTGCTGTTGCTGTAGGTGTTGCTGACGTTACCGGTGCTAAGCTCAGTGTCAAGAACGCTGGTCGAGTTAACGTCCGCGCTTGTCAGCGCCGGCATGGTCACGCTGTCGAAAACGCCTGACGCTTCGCCGCCAGAGTCCCAGGCTGCCAGCTTATAATCGTAATCATGAAGCGCACCGCTCACGGTGTAGTTGGGCACGTAATCTATATGTGAAAAAGTGCTGCTGTCGGCAGTATAAACTAACACATAGCCACCTGTGCCCGTGGCGCGATAAATGCGGTATTCGGTTGCCCCGCTCGAAGTCCACAAAAGCGACACTTTGCCCAAGCTTTCGGTTGCGGTGAATGTTGAAGGGTTGCTTGCCATATTAAACTAGCGGCACCGTCACAAGCGCTTGAATGCTGTTTGCTGTTATGTTGCGGTTGTTGCCAGCGCCGAGATAAAAGCCTCCGTCATACGTGTCCACATAATCGCTGGCTGGTGGGTTGTCAGCTTCTAGCACGCCGCCGCTGCTCAAAACACATTCAGCTTCCCAATCGTCTGGTTCTTCGTCCCAATCCCAGTAGTTGCTATCGTGGACATAATCGGCTTCAGTGCCATTGGATGCTCCATCAACGCCGTAACCGCTGCCGCTCACCGTTTGCGTTTTTTCGGTGTCGTAAATTTGGTATTCGTCGATGCACGAAAAGCCTAGGCTGGTGTTGGTTTCAACAAGCGTCCGCAGGTCATCGGGCAAGCTCTCCAGCGCAAACATGACTAAACCAAACCGGTAGTGCACATCGCGCCGTATGCATTCCAGCACACAGTCCCCATTGCTATCGGCTGAAATATAGCATTGCTTATACGCGTTTGCAGTTGGCGAAATGCTAGTCCGCCAGTTTGCATCATAGCTGGTCAACGTCCATGACGCCGCGAAAATTTGCCCGTCTGCCCAGACTGCGCCAGTGCTGCAATTGGGCGTAGTTTGGCTATTAACCGCAATCGGTTCCTGGCTTATGTAGTCGTAGTGCTTATACTGGAAATCCACCGGCAAATAAATGCGAGCGCGGTTCAGTTTGTTGACTGCATTGACAATTTGATTGAAATGGTCTGCGTACGCAAGCATTCCAGGAAGCGGCCCAAAACCTTTAAAAGCGTCAGCGCGTTCTGTCGTTGGTAGCTCCCTGAAATGCGGTTTGCCATTGGCCGCCACCATTAGGTTTTCAAAAGTATAATCATACAAGCGCTTGTCGTAGCACTGGGTGCGTCCGTTGCTGTCAACATATTGCCTTTGCCCGTTGCTGCTGGCTTCGTCAATAAATCCGCTGCAAATAGCCCTCAAGACACTCTCCAACCACGTCATTTCATCGCTGCGCATGAGCGTATCATTGGTTTGGTATGTGTTGTTGCTGTCCTCGTAAACTTTTGGGATAAGGCGCGTGAAATAAAAACGCGGCATACATGCACCTTGTATGCTGCTGCTATCCCAGCCGCTGCCTGCATCTGCGTCTGGCGCAAAGTCTCCGATGCGCTGCCCGCAGTCTGCGCCACCGTCTACCGTATATCGCAGATATTCGACAACCGCGTTTTCGTGGGTGCGGTAGCCGCCATTTGTGGCGCCTGTGCTGTCTGCGCTAATATATGCACTGCGGCTGGCGCTGGTGTTTGCAATTGTGGCTGGCGCGTCCTCGTTGTATGCGAGGCGGCGGTCAAGCTCTACCCGCACCTGGTTGCTTCCTGCATCTCGAACGCTGACCACTCGGTAATCTGGTTCATACACTTTGCAGCTTTTGTAATGCGCTTCAACGCCTGTGCAATCGCCCTCTTCTTGTAGCGTGTCACAGTCTGCGCCGTTGGCTGCTGTAATCAGGTTGCTCTTCGAGCTGTATGCGTCCGGTGGTTCGTGGGTGTTGAGTAGGTAGCGGTATCCTGTGGGGTTTTCGCTGCGCTGCAAATAGGCTCCAGGATAAGGCGTCACAAATGGCAAAATTTCTTTGCCTGGCGGCGTTCCAGCGCCTGCAATGTTTGTCCAATCATCGGAAAACATAGCGCACCTGTCATGGCCCCATCCGATAATATCCGTGTATGCGTCCGGTTTGTATGCGCTGCCGCTGGCGGCTTGGTAGCTCATGCTTTGCACAAACATAGACCACCTGTTGTCGTAGCCGCCTTCGGGCGCTGTGTTGCGTATGCCTTCGTATTCAAAAACCGATTCTGTGCCCGCTGTTTTAGTGTATGTTTTAACGCCAAAAACGCCGGTGAACTGAGCGCCTGCCGCTACGGTTGCGCCGTTGTAGGTGATGCTGGTCCCGCCGGTTACTGTGTATTCAACGCCTGATTGGATTGCGCCGCTAACCACTGCGTCAGGTGATGGGCCGATGCCTTCAAATTGGTCGGCATAAGACAAGCCGAAAGCGCGACGATTAAAATATAAAACGCTTTTGTTATTACTCACCTCATAGCCAACTAGACCGTGCCTGTCTACCATGCGCAAACGCTCCCGAACTTTTTCGGCAACGCTCCGATAAACTGGGTTTTTGTTGAGGGAAACTGTATCATCCTGCACATCTTCACGGTTGCCGTTATAAATCATGCCGTGGCGAAAATAGGCGTCGGAAATATCTTTGGGTTGGGTTGTGCTGGTGCCTTCCGCGTCGTTGGTAGAGTTGTCTGCGCTGGCGCAACGTAGCACCAAATAAGCGTCCTCGTTTTCTGGCAGGTATTCGAGAAGCTCGGCAATCTCAACATATGTTTCATCAGTCGCGCCCATGCCTGTGATGGTTTTTACTTTGACTTGGCCGCCTGCTGGCGCTTCAAACCAAAGGCTTGCGCTGTCGTCGCCGTTGGCAATTGTCAGGCGCCCAATTTCGCTCCCGTCCACTTCAATTGCAAATTCCTTGTCGCCGCTTCCGGCTTTGCGAAAAGCCAAAACTCCAGCCAAAACAAAACCGCTATGTATGTTGTAATATTGAAAGCCGCTAACAGGCAGGCTTCCATATGTGTTAGGGCCGTATGCGTTGTTAAACTCAAAACGTTCATAGGTCGCCTCAATTGTTCCGCTGCCATCGTCTTCACCGTATGCTGGCGCGAGGTAGTATTGCCGCGTAAAAAACCCCTCAAAGTCGAATGCTTTGTCCTGCACTTTGTAGACGCTGGCCGCTTGCTCTGCGGCAGTGCCTCGAAATGGCTCAATGAAATAGTTAAGCGCTAGTGCGAGTTGTTCGCCGTTTGGATGCTCAAGCGCTGCGTCATCAAATTCACCATCGTATGGCCCTTCCACATATTCGTCCGTTGGCAAATATGTTATTGTTCCATCCCAATTCAACAGCACGTAGTTTCTGGCAGTGCGCCACCAAGAGAACACAGCGCCAGCAACGCCTGGGCAAGTCGAATAGCTGGTTGTTGTGCTGGTTGTGGTGTTTTTAAATTTTAGTCCATAGCTTGGAAAGTCTGGCATGTCCGCACATTGGCCAAGGTAGGCAGGTTTAGGCAAAAAGCCGCCGTATGCACGTTGATACCATCGGAAGAATCCAAACGTAAAATGGCCGCGGGCAGCTTGGAAAGCGTTGGCAAGCGATAGGTCGCTGGTGTTGGCGCCGTCAACAACTCCGCGCTGATAGCGCCCAATATCCCACTTTTCCGAATCGGTAGCGGGTGCGCCTGCTACGTTATGCAGTAAGATACCTGTTTCATCGACGCCATCCCAAGACAAGCGCCCCGCTTCGCTTTTTATGCCTTGGTCGCTGTTGCCAAAAACAAATCCGTTTATGGGGTTGCCTAGAAAAGCGCCCTCCGGGTCTCCTGCGCTCGCTGTAGGGAAAGTCGCCTCGTCTGGTTGCACATGCGCGTAGATTTTCCACCATTCGTCCTCTGGCGCATACAAGAGGCCATTGTTTTGTCGAAGGTTGCGGAACAGGGAATGCCAAAAAAAATGGATACGATAAGTGGGGTCCCCAACGCCGCCAAGCAAGCGGTCGTTGACAGCATCACAAAGTTTATTCCATTGCGTCGATGTTATCGCTGCGCCTTTGGCTACTGTCGCCGCGCGTGTGTATTGTAGCGCCATAAGCGCACTTTAGCTGATTGTGTAGCGTTTGACAACCTGCAAATGAGCGGCGCTGCTGGTGTTGGTCTCCACGTAAATAAAACCGTCATTGTGCTTGTAACGGCTATCCAGGCTTACCAAATGTATTTGCCCAGCAGCAACAGTGATAGTTTTGTCGGTAAATGTGACGCCCAACGTTTGGTATTGTGCAGGCTCTGGCAAAAGCACGGTGTAGGTGATGCTGCCGCCGCTGCTATTATAAAGCAGCATCCAGCCCGCTTGAGAAAACTGAAACTTAACACCGTTTCCGCTCCCGCTTGTCAAAATAGTGTAGTCTGTCGAATCGGTCGCGTTTAAGCCCTGGTTGCCGTAAGTCGATGTTGCGAAGTCGCGAAAGAGTGATGTGGAAATTTCTGATGCTGCCATATTAAATCTTTTCTAGTATGCTTTTTATAAACGCAAAAGTGCCGTTTGATTTTTGCTGTGTTTTTAAGCCGCTCACGATGTCGGCAATTTTTGATTTGCCGTTTGTCTTGTCCAGTGCGCGTTTGAATTGTTGCCCAGCGTCCACCGCATCAACTGCGGCCTTTTTCCATTGGCGCCCGCGATAAGCGGCAAACGCTGCAAGCGCTGCAATAATGCCCTCGCTTAAAAAGCCGCCAGCGCCAGGTATTATGCTGCCCGTGATGCGCAAACCGTTTTCAACAGATGGCCGCACCACCCAATTCGTTGACGTTATTTCTTTGCCGTCCACAATTTGCGTTTGCACGTCCTGCTCAAAGGCCCAGCCAGTGGCTTTTTCAAGGGTGCTGCATCCGCTTAAGGTAATAATTGCCGTGCATAAGAATACTAATTCAATCCACTTTTTCATTTTCGTTTTTAAAATAATCACGCGCCGCACTAGCAGCTTTAAACCCCATGTAAATCAGAGTTGCAAAGGCGATGCCAAGCCTAAGCCACTCGTCGAGTGTGCTGCCGGTGACGGTGAAGCCCACCGCCCCGACAAGCGACACTTTGAAGTTTTCAGCCCACCCGTTTTGCATTATTCGGTAGGCTCATCGGCTGGCACAATAACAGCGTCAAATCCAGCCAAGATGTCATCAACCGAATCCATCGTGATTTGATTGGCAGCGTTGTATGCAGCGACCGCACCTGACACTTGCATGAGCACAACTTCGGTTTTGGCACGGTTAACTGGTTCACTTAATTCCTCGCGTGCGTTCAGCAGTGCCTTGGCTTTGCCGAGCAATTGGAGGATGGTGGATTTGCCATTGTCAGCAGCGAGTTGCGCTTCAATGCCAGCTATTTGGCTTCGTAGATATGTGATTTTTGGGTCCATAGTATTTTTCTAAATTATATGTTAAACCACAGTCAAAACACCGCCGTTGCTCCACACCTCGCCAGCACTCAATCCAGCGGATGATGTTGGAAGGTTTTTCAAGTCGATGGTGTCGGCTGAGATGTGCCGCTGATTTCCGGTGAGCGTCACTGAAGTCCCAACGCCAACGAAATTATTGGAGCTTCGGTCCAACAGTTTGCTCGCTGATTCGTTGTAATCCTCTGCTCTGAAGTCTGCGATTTTTCCGAGCTGGGTGATTTTTACGTTTTTAATCGCAACCCAATCATCGCCACCTGAGTCAGAAACCGTGGTGCTCGGCCCATCCAGTGCCGTTATATAAACACGTTGGTTTCCTGTGGCTATACCTTCACCAGAAACCCTGAACACTGTATCTGTTGAAGCACCTTCGTGAGTTGCGATTACTTCGGATGTTATTGTGCTGGACAGATTGGCTTTAACGCCATCCACATGTGAGTTAGTTGATGGTATGTAGCAATCAAATTCAACCCTCACACGAGCACCCACTGGCATGACTTGTGGCGATAGTATTTGGTGGATAGCTGTGGATGTGTTAAGTGTTAGCTTCAACCAATCATTTTCACCACCTATGCTATCCTCATTCCCTGTGACGGTTCCCTGTGAAGCTGCATAACCATCAGTGGTTGATGCAAAATTAGATGTATCCAGTCCCCCATGCGCCCCACCCCATTCTTCAGAAAATCCCAAATCATTGCCACGGGCGAGTTGTGCGATTTCTGTGGCTGTGAGGGTTCTATTGAAAATTTTGCAGTCACGGATGGAGCCTTGTCCGAAGTAGCTTCCATCGGCGCCAATTTGGTATGATTGATTCCTCACAACCAGCCCCCCGTAGCTGGCATTATTTATTGGTGTAACAGTCTCAGCTACCCCATTGATATACATTTTTGTGCCGTTTTGGTTGGCGGGAAAATCGTTTGCGCTCTGAGGACCTGCCCCCGGGTAGGTGACAGCCACATGAGTGACTTGGTTTAACGGTACGACCGTGCTTCCAAGCGCATATGTGTCATTGGTCCCGTCACTAAGTCCGAGTGTAAGTTTTCCGTTTGTATCGACATAAAAAACAATCTCTCTGAAAGAGTACCATGCAGCCCATACGAAAAAATTTGTGGAGTTTGACCGCACCAAAATTGTGCCACTTATCGTCATTGGCAAATCATTGCCATCGCCAACGAAGTCCAAAATAGATGAATTGGCCACTGTGACTTTTGAAGAACTCCCGTTTAAATACAAAGCAGGTGCCGTGACCTTCGTGCCATTAGCCTGTGCGTCCTCGTCAATGGAGTTGACGCTTAAATTTGTTCGCGCTGTGGCTGCGCTGTCCAAGTCGCTCAGGTTGTTTGCTGGCGTCAAACCTTCGGCGCTTGCTGGCACTGATAGCGTGCTTCTAATGTTGGTTTTGTCGGCCTCGCTAACTGGTTCGTTATCCAGAAAGCGAAGGATGCGCCCTTTGAGTCTGTATGCGCTGCCGTCCTCTTTGAATGCAATGAATTTTTCTGTTCCCATAATATCTCCAAATTTAGTTTAGTGCTAACTAGAGCCTTCTAATATATATATGCAAAATGTGTATTTTTATCATTGCCACCGCGCGGGCTGGTCTGTCGTCGGTGCTGCGCCGCCGCCACTTGTGCGGGCTAGTTTTGACGCGCGAATGTTTACGCCTTGGGGACTGTAGTCGATAAGCGTGCCGCTTGATTTTTGCGGCTGTAGCGCTTCAACAGCTTCCTGCAAAGCGCGAATGGAATCTAAAATGCCGCGCACCGAGAACTGGCTTAATCGTCGAAATCTCATGAAAAAATCGGGTGCAATAAATAGTTCAGCTCTCCATCGTCGAAGTTTGTGAACTCCTGCACGATTTCAAATTTCCCGCCTGTCAGCTCATTGATAACTGGCGCTTCTTTGCGCCAATATGTGCCACTGAATTGTGTAAGTAAGTCGCCACAAATCGCGTATTTTGTTACGCTTACTTTTTGGCTGAGAATAAGGTCAACAACTCTGTTGGTCGTCCACTGATAACCGGTGTAAATGTGGTTTACTGCAAGCGTAGTGTTGGCTGGCACTATGCGCGTGTTTCTTAAACTGTATTTGCTTACCTCGTATGTTTCCACATCGTTGATAAGCATCCAACAAAGGTCACGCGCTGCTTGTTTTTGTGATGCGCTTAAACCGCTCACTGAGTCAATGTAAGTGATAAAGTCAGCGACTTCGCTTGGGTTTGTGAAGTCATTGCTTGAAGCGTTCGATTGCGATGTCGCCTTGTATGCTTCAACTGCCATCAGCAAGCGCTTTTTGTGCCCTGGCAAATTGCTTCCGCTCGTTATGCGCGCGTCATTTAGCACGTTGAAATAGGGCGCTTCCCATACGTATTTTTGAACCTTGTAAGGGGTAAACGTCCAGTTGTCGGTGTCGGGCGTGTCGGTTGTGGTTTGCTCTAGGCTGTTATCGAGGCTTGCGAAAGTTACCTCAAGCACACCGTAGCCGCCAGGCTCCTGTTGCACGTTAACGCGCGAGGCGTTGCCAACGTAGGCCGCATTAGTTTTTGCAGCGTCGATGCTTGCCCATTGGCCCTTATAGCGGTAGACGCTCTCCCATCCGTTGCTCTCGCTGTAGCTCCGCTCAATGTTTTCTACAGTCAGCGCTGTGCTTCCTCTAAATTGTAGGCTCATCGGAAAATTAACGGCTTGGTGTTGGTTTCAATTGACCTCAAGGTTTTGGTTTGTTCTGCGAGTCGTTCTTCTAGCTTGCGCTGCATGAGCGTTGCCTGTCGCTCCTGCGGTGCGGTTGTTACGGCGCCCATATATGAACCCAATCCGCTGCCAATTAAGTCTGACCAGTATTTCATCGCATAAACGCTATAATCGGCGATGTCGGCTTTTGTCTGCTCCAGTTCCCTATAAGCTGATGCGAATTCGCCGATTTGTTCGCCTTTGTATCTCACGCCACTCAAATCTAAGTTCTGGAAAAACCCTTGCATAACTCCAAACGCTAAACGCTTGCCTGTGTCGCTCATGGTCTCGTCTAGGTCACGCAAAATTTGCCCTTGAGACAATCCGCTTTTTGCCATGCCCGTGGCAAATTCGCGGAACAAGTCCATTGGTTGCCGAATGCTTTTTGCACCCTCCTCAAATGTGATGCCGTAGCGCTCAAAGATTTTTTGCATCTCTTTGCTTCCGTCAATCGCATCATACTGGCGAACGTTTAAGTCGTTCATAGCATCAACCAAATCCTGCACATCCACCCCAGCCAAACGCGCTTGCTTTCCTAGCGCCTGATATTCGTCGGTGGAAATACCCAGCGCAAAAGCTTCTCTCTGTATTTGTGCAGCGTCCCGATAAAGGCCGCCAACGCTGCGCACTACATTTTCCAGCGCCATTGCGCCAGCGATTTGGCCACCAACGCCTTTTATTGCGTCCTTGCTCCAACTATTGAAGCTGGCGCGTGCTTTGGTTATACCTGCGTTGAATGCGCGGATGTCCAGACCAAGTTTGAAATTTAAAAAGCTCAAGGTTGCGCCTCCATTCGTGTTTGTTGCAGTTGCTGCAAAGCTGCCAATCCTGCTGCAAGTTCTCCGTGTATGATTTTTGCACCGCCCCGCATTTCGTTCCTTGCCAATATATCCCAGACCAATTGCCCAAAAGGAGCATCATTGATTTTGTCTGGTTGATAATTCAAATGTTCTAAAGCGGTTGAGCGGATAATTTGCAGCAACGGCGCACCATAACGCGCACCGGCTTCAACGCTATCCTCGCTACCTAATAGTTCTGGCAATTGTTGAGCCTGCAACGCGTATTCCATCGCTTCCGCAAGTGCCGCGTTTTTGTCGCGCGGCATTGGTTTTCGTGCGTAATACCATTGGCCAACAGGCGATAAATACCAGCCCAACCATTTGACGGCTTGCTCATAAGTGCGCGAGCAAATGCCGATAAAGCAATGGAACTCAAGCGGCGTCAGTATCTCGTTAAGGCCGATGCGCTCCATCAGCAGCGCGTGACCAAATGACAATGGGCGCAACTTAGCGCCGGCCACGTAGTGGTGACCTGGCGCACAAGTTTCGGTCCAGATGTTAGTCATTAGTTGGTGGTAGTGTCGCCGGAGATGCCGTGGACAATGTTAAGATATTCAATGGCAGATATAGACCACTCAGCATAAGATGCACTGCTGCGCGTTTTTTCTGCGCTGGTGATGGTGAAATCTCCTAAGCCGCCGGTTTGTGAACCTATATTGTTCTCGGATGTTGGCGGTGTGTCCCGCGCGTTGATTTCGCTCCACTCGTGATGGTTGATTTTTAGTCTGCACCCAGCGTAATAGTGGGCGGCGAACATTGTGTTTGCTTTGTCTATGTTAGAATCTGTTCCTGATGGAACAGAAGTAGCGAACGCGTTTGAAAGTATGACACCCGTCAAATTTAAAACTTTCCGCTGGTTGTAAGTGCAATGACTGACATTCTCGCCGTCTCCGTTTGTTGCCTGGTTTGTGTCAGCTTCGTACGACAACCTTATTTCGCTGGCATACATTTCTCCGCGGAACAATGTTGTGTCACTGCCGCTGCTGTCGTCTATAATTTCAAGAGCAACAACGCCTTTGAGGTTTGCACTTGCTGCCGTTACCGGCCCGTGTGTTCCGAAAGTTATCGGCGTTCCTTTTGTAAATTTTGCCATAGTTCTGCTTTTGTTTAATTGTTAAAAGTCGCCCAATGCTGCGGCCATTGAAAACGAAATCCGCTCTGTCAAAATGCTTCCGTCACTGTCGCGCTCAATGCCCGAAATTTCGTTAATTCCAAAAATGTGCAAATCCGTTGACGTTTGATTGATGGCCATCAAATCGGCGTAAATAATCGCTTCTTCGATGGCGTCCACAATCTCGTTATGTGTAGCCATTGCGCCAGGTTGCGCTTCCTCACCTACTTCGCTTGAGATGCTAATCTCAACGCTCAAATCCATGTTACCAGTGCGCGGCGGGTTTTCTGTGCCGCCCGTAAATGCGACAATGACACAAGGCATTTGTTTCACTTGGTCGCTGGTGCCTGTATAAACAGGAACGCTAACAAGCGCTTCGAGATAGTCCTTAATTGTTTCTTCTGCTTGGCTTCGGTAGCTCATCCTATTTTTAAGGAACTGGTGGTTCCAGTTCGGTCAATGGTTTTAATCTCTTTGGGGATTTTCCTGCGCAAGTATTTTAGCATGTCGCGTGTTTCCGCATTCATTGCTGCTCGTAGCGCGTTCCTTGCGCCCCTAACGTTGCTGCTCGCTGAAGAACCATGTTCTCCGCTCGCAGTAGGCTTTAAAGGTGAAATTCGTTTTTCTGGGCGGCCTTTGCCTTTTGGCCTTCCGATTACTGGCGCGCGAGACCTGACGCGGCGACGAGGATAAACAAATGGCCCAATGTCATGCGCTACCCCCAACCATGCCGCCGCCATAAATGCGCGTCCAGCCACCCTGTGTTCAATTGCGCGGTCAACGGCTTTTTGCATCGGTTGCCCCCAAAGCCCTTTCTTGCCCTGCTTGCCTCTGTGGTAATTCGTCAAAATGGCGGCCAATGGGACGCGTTTCTTTTTTCCACCGCTTTTTGCGGGTTGAACATTTGCGCCTTTTAGCATCTCGCGCCTGATTTTCTGAGCGCTCACTTTTGGCGTTTTGCTGGCAGCTTTGAGCGCAATATTAAAAGCTCGCTTGTTTACTTCGTTGCCAAAATTTCGCCCGCTGTGTTTGATGTATGCATCAAGCACCTTGTTGATTCTCGCAGTGTTTACTTCCAGCTTAATCATTGCTTTTTCATCAACCCAAATTCAAACGCGCTTCCAAGTGCAACGATGTTTTCAATTTTGTATCGCTTGCCATTATTGGCTATTGTGGCGCCAACTATTGGCTGCACTGATGCGTTTACCCACTGAAGGCGCGAGCTGGTCAGCGTCACGTCATAGCCTTCAAGTAAACCACCGTCTTCGAGTTGGCGCGTCTCAGTGTTTCCGCTCCACATGCCGCGAAAAATGTTTCCTTGATAATCGAAAGTAACGCCTTGGATTTTCTCCAATGCCACTTGCTGCTCGAACGCTTGGCGCGTATGGGCGGCACCTTTTTCGATTGTGTAGCTGCTTTGGAATTGGGTGTGCGGCACTGGGTTTTTGTGGGAAACGCTATGGAAACAATCGGTGCGCGTTGTGCCGGTTCCGTCTGGGACGTTTAGCGTTATTGTGTATGCGTCTTCCCACTCCCCGCTTTCGTTGGTCCGCTGCACTGTGTAAGCGCTCGCGCCGTATTGCGCCGCGTCAGCAGTCACTCGGAAAATGGTTTCACCAGCCGCAAACGTGTAACCCTCGCTCACTGTTGTGAACGTGGTCGGCGTTTGGTGGTCTGCTTGTTCGTAAAGCCACCCACTGCGCAGATTTATGATGCGGTTGTTTGCCATAGGGAAATGGCGGCGCCCAGGATAACCAAAAACCTAAGCGCCGCCCGTTTGTATTACCCTTTTTTGCTGGAGGTCTTTTTGGGCTTTTCCAAAATGGCAATGTCGGCGCGTTTCCAATAAGGCGGCTTACGATAAACGGCGGCGCTGACATATTTGCCGCTGGGATTTTCGCGCTCGTTAGTGAACGCTTGCTTGCATGTTTCAGCGTCTCCAACTGCGATGATGTGAGGCGCTCCGCTGGCGTCAATGCCGACGCAAAATGAAGGTTTAATAATCATGTTTTTAAATGTCGGTGATTCTAATGAGTGAATTTGAAAGCCCTTTTGCAACTCCGTAGAGTATGCCGCAAGTTATGTAATACTTACCTTCGCGTGGGCTGAAAAATTTTCTAAATTGTATGGGCAAACCTGTGCGCGGCTCTATAACGTCAAGTATTTCAGCGCCGCCATAAGTTGGTCGCGCAATCTGTCGCGCTGCTATGCAAAGAGCGCTTGGGTGCGCGTAAAAGCCTTGTAAATTGTTTGCCGTTGGAATGCCTTGATATTCGGAAATTCCAAAACCGTGAACGGTCGAAATGACGTTTTCTTGAATCGGAAGCGGATTTCCAAATGCGCTTGCCACCCCGATGGCCCCGTCTTTTGAAAGGCTGGAAGTGTATTGCGGGTTGAGCATACAGCTCCGCAAGCCGCGCGGCACTTTGTTTGTCGTCATTGTTGCCGCCGCATCTGCTAGGTCGTCGGAATCAAAATTGGCGGCGGTGCGCACTTGTGTGGTTGGGAAATTTGTTGGCGTAACAAGTGCAAGTAAATCGTCGGCCACTGCTTTTGCTGTGGCGTCAATGGCTGGACGCGTAAAAACGCGTTCGAGTATAGTGGCGCTCTTTGCTTTGGAAATTTCAAATTCCGTGAACGCCATTGAAAAGCCTTTAAAATTTGAAAGCGAAATTTCTATTTCGGTGCTTGTCACATCGCTGGCGGTATAGCCATTTGATAAGTCGAGAACTGACACACTGGCAGGAACGCGGGTAATTGTGCGGTCCCCGCGCTCTCGGATGCTGTCGCTGAAATTGCGCGCAAAAAGCGAGAACACCCAAAAATTATCACCTAACAAATCAAGCGTTTGTTCGCTGATTTGGTCGAGTGTAACTCCTGCCAGTGTGTTGCTCATATTACTTATGCGGATTTGATGCGCTTGAGTGCGGCACCATTACCAACGGCGACACCGTAGAGAACGCCCATTGTCAAATAGTGCTTGCCGGCCACGTTGTCATAAAAGGTGCGCAACTGAATAGGCAAACCAGTTGATGGGTCAACAATGTCTTGCACGTTTACGCTACCATCCGCAGGCGCGGCAGGTGTGCGGGCAGCCAACAACAAAGCGGAAGGATGCAGCGCGATGGCTGCAAGGTTTTCGCTATTGGTTGGGATGCCGGTGTATTCGTAGAGGTTGAAACCGTGAACGCGTTGGGCGGCGTTTTCCTGCACAGCAGAGGCGGCGCCATAGCTGGAAGCATCTTGAACGATGGCGTCCTTCTGAACGCTCGCGTAGTAGCTAGGCGGCAGAATAAGCGCACGCTCGCTTTTGGGCACTTTGGCAGTCGTCAAGTCGGCGGCAAGGTCGGCCACTTCGTCAGCGTCAAAGTTGGCAGCGGTGATGACTTCGTTTGCGGTGTAGTTGGCATTAAGAACCAATGCCAGCAAATCGTCCATGACCGCGTCCAGTGTGACTTCCAAAGCGGGGGCCAAGAAGACAGAAGACAACCAATCAAAGTTTCCACTCTTGGAAACTTCCATGTCGGTGAAGGCCATGCTGTAACCCTTGAATTTGTTCAAGGTAATGGTCTTCGCTGTGCTGGTGACATCACTCGCAGTGTAGCCACTGGAGAGGTCGGATGCGGTCATGCTGGAAGGAACGCGCGTTGTAACGCTTTCTCCTTGCCCTGAAATCTCATCACTAAAATCACGCGCAAATGCTCGCAAAGGATGAAATTGTGTTGATAAGTAGTCGAGACTTTGCTCGGCTACTGCGGCCAAATTAATGCCGTTGAGTGTGTTAGCCATATATTTTTAGTGTTTGTTTTTGATGTTTTTTAGATAAAAAGCGCGGCGTTCGTCTTTGCCCTCAATGGCGTTGTATTGCTGCCATAATGCGCCAAGGCTTAGTGCCGGTGCTTCCTCTTCTGTGGCTTCCTCAACTGGAGCGTCTACGCCAACGCTTGCCGCGATTTCAACGGCCTTTTCGTCCGCGCTCTTTTGCTGCTCCTCAAGAAGCAAATTTGCTTCCTCCAAAACCTTGATTTTGCTCTCAAGGCTTTCGATGTCTTGGGCGTGTTGTGCGCCAAGTTTTGCTACTTCCTCCGCATGAGAAGCGCTTGCTTCTTCAATGCGGGTTTGAAGTGTTTGGTTAGCGGCGGTTGCTTCCTCCAGCTTTCCAGCTAGGTTGGACAACTCCACGTTTGCTTTTACTAAATCAAGGATTGTTTTCATGTGTTTATAAATTTGCCATTAGGCCAATGACTTCGTTCAAATCGTTGACCACCCCGTCAGCAAGCCCAGCTTCCACCGCTTCCATTCCTTCGTAGGTTTGGCCGGTCATGCTGGATTGCGGCACGGTGCGTTTGTTGTTTATCTCTGCCTTAAAGCGCTCATGCCATTTGTTGACGTTTGCTTGCAGTCTCTCCCGCGCTTCATCGCTCAATGGTTTAAAGTCGGCGTAGTCCAGCTTGTTTTCGCCTGCGCTGACTGCGTTTACTTTTAGCCCCATTTGTCGCAAGTATTCAGTTTGGTCTAGGAGCGCCACGTAAACTCCAACGCTCCCAACTTCAGCGCTCTCGCTAAGAAGCACACTGTCGGCTTGGCTCGCTATCCAATATGCGGCGCTGGCGGCTGTGCCTTCGGTGTATGCCACCAATGGCTTGCTGACGTTGCGCAGTTTTGCAGCCAGCTCTGGCAGTCCAGTAATGGTTCCACCTGGGGAATCAATGTGAAGCAAGATAGAGTTGATGTTTGGGTTTGCGTCCGCATCCGCAACTTGCTCGGCAATGTCGTCGTAGTCGGTCATACCAAACATGCGCTCGTAGTCGGTTAGCATTTTCCCAACGGCGCCGTGAATGTGGATAATAGCAACGCCGCTTTCCTCTTCTGGCCGCGGCAAATCGTAACCGTTGCCGGTATATTCATGCTCGTCTAACTGCGTTGCTAGCGCTCGGTGGTAGTCGGGCAAAATGGCCCAAACGTCATTATTTAATTTATGCGTCAGTTTCGCTGTCATTATCAAAAACTGGGTTTGGCGTGCGCTGGCTTAACAAATGCAACGCGGTGTCCATTTTAATCTCGTAGGTTTCAGAAAGACGCTTTGCCCGCTCAAGTAAGTCGCTTGCTTCGCGCTCCACTTGGTTGCGTATGTCTTGCCAGTCATGGCCGCGTTCGCCAGTGTCTTCGCGCATTGTGCGCAGCCCCATCTTTATGGCGTCCTGGTTGGCTTTTGATTCGCGGCCAAGGTCAACGGTGATTTTCTTGGGTGCTTGCCAATTGACGCGCCACCAATCGGAAGACGCTGGCAAGTCGCCACGCTTGATGCCTCGCGCAATAACCCAGCCCCAAACGCGATTGCAAAACCGGCTGGTGATGAGAGCTTGGCGCTCTTCAAATCTTCGTGCGGCTTTTTCGAGGATAAACCTTGAAGCGGTCCCCTGTTTTGATGGTTCCACGATGAACTCGTATGGAACGCCAAGCCCTAAAGCTACATCACGCAAAAGGTATTCCAAAAACCCAGCAAAGGCGGCGCTTGGTTTGTTGCTCGCAAAACTCTCGATTGATTCGCCAATCTTAAGACGTGGAACCATGCCAGGCTGGAATGTGTCCCATGCAACTGTGCCCGTATCGGCGGCACTATATCCGTCCTCGATTAAGCTGCTGCCATCGTCTGCAATGCCGCCTTGCGTGGTAATGGCCATGCCTATGGCGCTGTTCATTTTGACGCCAACCTTTTCAAATTCGAGGATGTCGGTCGCATCGCGGATGTGGTCGATTGCGTGCGCTAGTGCAGAAACGCCGCGCAATTGCGCAACGCGGTCTGGGTCATAAACGAGGATAAAGTTGTTTGCTGAAATGCTGCGGAATTCATCTCCGCTTTTGACGTTGTAGGCTGTAGGTTTGCCGCTTGGGCTAACCATTACGCCGTCATGCCCTGCCTCGTTGTATTTGAGCGATTCGCTGGCGATATTGTGAGATTCAATTAATTGCAGTTGAGGGAATGCGTCCTGCCTGCCAATCATCAAAAATCCAATGTCACCGTCAACGTCCATTCGGATAGATGCCATCCGCTGCATTTGCGCAAATGTAAATTGGCCCGCCACATCGCACACCTTGCTCCATTCGGCAAAATAATCTTCGTATGCCTTCGCCTCGGCGCTTTGGCTTTGTGGTGTTAAGCCTGTGCCTAGTGCGTATCGCGCAACGTCATTCACCGCGCCCCTGACCATTCCGTGATTTGCATACAGCCACCGCGAAAACGCCATCAACCGGCGACGTGTGCCTCGGTTAAGCGTTTGATTTATGTCGGCGGCAATGTATGGCAGCGAAGTGCGGAATCGGTTTGATTCGGTGCCTCGGTAGTGGCTGTTAATGGTTGCGCGTTTTCGCGGTTGTGGCGCCGCAACAATTGGTCTGCCGTTGTGGTCTACAATTTGGCTCATCGCGCAAACCTTGCAAAAGTCATTCTTGTGGGTTTAGTGGCGCCGTTGGCTAACCCCTTAGCAATCAAAACCGTGGTTAATTGTGCGGCCAGTTCGTCGGTTGGCATGACAAGTTGCATACTCCCACTCTGAGATGCGTTGCTGAAAGAGACAGTGACACTGCCAGCCAAAATAGCGTCAGCTACCCTTTCCTTTAAGGTCAAAAGGTATCCGTCGCTTTGCAAATTAAGAAATGCAGTGATGTCGCTTGCCATCTGTAAAGATGGGGAAAATGTGTAAAAGAAACATGCGCAAATAAAAAAGCGGCAACGATTAATCGCTGCCGCCCTTGCTTTTGTGGTTTATGTTTTTCTTATTCCGCAGTGCTAAATAGTTTCAGTGGACCAGTGGACCAAGTTCCCGAGTTGCTGAGAAATTAGGACGCAATCTTTCCATCCAACTGAAAAGCCAATAACAAGACCTTAAAAGTTCTAGAACTCACAAACAGAGTCCACTGGTCCACTGAACTTGTGCCTTGTAATTCATATTTTTCCTATTCCGCAGTGCTAAATAGTTTTGCAATACTCGCCGCTACAACTTGCATAAGTTCGCAATCCCAGCCGTGATTTGCGCGGAAGGAAACCCAGCGCAAAGTCGTTCTGCCGTGCTTGTCCAGAACCTCTTTCTTCCGCTCGGAGTCAATTTGTTTTGCATATTCGTCGGCCATTTCGCCGAGGTCGCAAACCTCCCAAGGATGTGATTTGCCGCTTTTGAGCAACTGCAATACGTCTTTGGTTGTTGGGTTGCTCCATCTAAAAACAGGCGGCGCCGTGCGCCCTGTTGCGCTGACGCGTGTTGGCTTTGAAAACATGCGGCGCACGGTGTGCCCGTTTATGCTGTGCGCGTAGTCGGTAGTGTCTTCACCGCGCATACCCATCCATCCGTAGCGCCCGCACTCCGCCAAAACCCTGGCGCGTTGGTAGCCGACATCCAAGAAAGTCCGTTGTGGTGCTATGTTGAATTCCTTGCGCATTGCTTCGATTTCATCAAACGAAGTCAAGCGGCGAAACGAAAGCAAACGGCTGGCGCCTGTTTTGCTCCAACTGCGTGCCACCGCCCAAAATTCCTCAAGGTATGCTTGCACGTCTACAGTCAAAAATCGCGTTGCCTCGTCCGCCCATTCGGCGCTTGGTTCGTAGTCTTTGACAACCACTTTTTCAATGTCTACGTGATTTGTAGCTTTCCAAGGCTCCGCAAGTCGCAGCGTCACGAATTCGCGCAATGGCTGAATGTAGCCACCGGCGGCGTGCTGTTTAGCTCGCAGGAAATCGACAACCAAATCCGCCCAAGGCATAACTGAAGGCGGAAGAGCCAACTGGTTGAAACTAAACGAGCGCACCCGTGGCGTTGGGTTGTCGTTAGTGGCTATGTAGCCTCCCTTGCTCATCGCCCGCCAATTGGTTTCGGTGTTTTCGTGCTGGTGTCCACAATGCGGGCAAACCATGCGCACCGTTTCGCTAACTGCTTCAAAGTCCCAGACGCCAGCTGGTTTTGTTTTTTCGTTAGTGTCCCATTGGAGGCAATCGTAAAATGCTGGCATGAAAAGCTCACTGCATCCAATGCACTTGAGGTGCCAATGCTCGCAGGTGCCAGCCTTGTATGCGCCATCGAAATCGCTGCCCTCTTCTTCGGGCGTGCTACTTAGCCAGTGCTTGCGGTTCCAGTAGCGCGTAGTTCGTGCCCGCGCTCGCGCCAACATGCCAGGCTTCCAAGCGCTGACTTCGTCGCCAAACAGCCAGCGAATAGACCAGCTGCGAAGAAAGTTATTATTGGCGGCGCCCAGTTTTAGCGTGCATGTAGTCAGAAAAATTTCGGTGTTGGTTTTTTTGTGGCGGTCTGTTGGAAACTGACGGCGCAGTGTTGCACAACTCTCCAACATCGGCATAAGGCGCTCCTTGGAAAAATCCTTGGCGGCGTCTTCGTCCTGAATCACCGTCATGGTTGGCCCTGGATGGTTTGCCAGCGCCCAAGCTATGGCTACTTGCATTGAAACTGTTTTGCCAGTTTGGGCAGCGCAATTTAACACAACCTCCTCAGTGTTGGGGTCTGCAAACGCGGTCAACGGTTCCAATAACCAAGGCGTTTCGGTAGCGCGGAATTGGTTGCCGTATGGTGATTCTCGAAGGCGGATGTTATCAAGCGCCCAGTCTGGAATGGTTGCTTTTTGCTTTTCTGCAAATGCCGTCGCCAAGCATTCCCTTATTATGTTTTCCATGCGTTCAATTAAATCATGCTTTTGTATGCGCTCGCAGTGTTTCGCGCAGTTTGTCGTTGTACGCAATTATGACCGGTTGAGCTTCGGTTGGCGTCAAGCCTGCCACCATTGGCGCCAGCTTGCTTTCCATCTCGTCAAGGTGTTTGGCGAACTCCATGCAAAGCGCCATTGTCGCCCGCCTCACTTCTTCGCGGTCCAACATTTTGCCGCGCAGGCCGTCCAGTTCCACGTCCAGTTTTTCAACCTGCCGGCGGATTTTCTCGACCTCGTGCCACTCTTTGGTGCCAGGTTGCGCTTCGTTGCCGCTTTCGTTGGCGCTTGTTTTCCGCGCTTCGGTGACTGCTTCCAGCGTGTAGAGGTTCGCTCCCCGTGCGCCAGTTTTTGCTATAGGAACGCGTATCAGAAAGTTACGCGCTTCATGGTAACTCATGTCTAATTTTTGCGCCACATCGGCTATGGTGAGCAGGGGCGGCGTGCTGGAACTCTTTTTGCGTGTAGGTTTTGCGGGTTTGGTCATGGCTTTTGTTCGCGCTCGTGCGCGGAAACC